GATGTTTTAAAATCTATAATCCATAATTCACCATCAATTTCACATACCATATCACAAGTACCTGCTACTTTTAATTCATCTGAGAATATGTGAACTTCAGTTTCTATTAATGTTGGATTATAAGTTTCCCAAAAGTCAACAAATTTTAAAAACATTTGCCATACATCTGGATTGTACATAGGGATACCATTTTGTAAAAAATTTAATTCTTTACCATTTAAGTAATCTTCACACATTTCGTGTACTTGGGTTCCTTCTTCACTTGCTTTTTTTACAATCCAATCTGCTGAATATCCTACTTTTTTTAACCAATCTTGAAAGTGTTTTCCTTTAGGGTAACAACTTAAAACATAAGTTATTGATGGGTAGTATTCACCATTTCTTCGGTAATACCTGGAATCTGGGAGTGTAATCTGCTTTGCATCATCACTAATCTCTAAAATCCTGTTATAGGATTTTTTGATGTTTCTTTTACTCATATAAGTTGTAATTTCTTTTCCATTAAATTATATTGTGTTAATGGAGTGGTAGTTTGAATTAATTTTGTAAAATCGTTAAATCCCATTTCACTAGGGTCTTTCCCTTGAAGTTCTACCATGTAAACTTCTTTACCTTCATTTATAAATTCTTCAGCATATTTGATTGCTTTTTTTATTGCATCAGAATCAAGTGCTATATATATCTTTTTAACTGTTGATGTTACTATTTTTTTCATTAAAGAACCTTGTACATTACTACCTAATAAAGGTATTGCATTTCTTTTAATAGCAATAGCATCAAATGGACCTTCACATAAAACTAACGGCAAATCCCAATTAATAAATAATTCAAATGGGATAATATTTCTTGATGATTCAGGATTTTTATATTTTCTATATGGATCTTTTTCAAATGATCGACCTGTAAAATAATTAAGTTTACCATTACTATCATAAGATGGGATAATAATCATATTACTATAATTACCATATTCACAATACCCTAAATTATATTTCAAAACATCATCTATGGTAATTCCTCTATTTTTTAAATAATTCCATGCTTTTTTACCTATTAAGTCTGTAGATTTATCATTAATAGGTTTAAAGTCATCTGGTAATTTAACATCCACTTTATTTTCTACTGTTTGATATTCTTTCTCTTCCGCTACTAATTTATATAATTCAGTAAACTTATCTGATGATGCTTTTAATTGTTTAAATAATGTTGAAATTCTAGTGCCTTTTTTTCCACATACCCAACAATGCCATGGATTATATCCTTTTTTATTTTCTGAGAAATTAACTTCTAATTTCGGTTTAGAGTGATGACAAAAAGGGCATGAGTAAGCTTGATTGCCCCTTGCTGTTCTTTTTCCAGTGCCAAGCACAGAATTTACCAAATTAACTAGTAGTTCATTTATCATGTTGTATAATATACGAAAGGTATTTTGCTAATCAAAGTCTTTCCTAAAGAACTTTCCTAAAATGTTATCATTAATGTGAGCACTATATTTATTTTCTAATATTCCTTTTTCAAACAAATATTTAGTTTCATAATAAGTAAGTAATTTTTTTGATGGGACAAATTGTAATATACGTTTTTCCCAATTTTTACCACAATTATCTTTTTTAGATAAAGCAACAATTTCTTTTTGAGAGCCATAATATTCCTTCCAATCAGATTCAGTTATTATTTTTTGCTTTGTAGGAGTTCTACCTCTAAGACCTTGTTTAGATCTTTCTTCTTGTAAAGCTTTTAATGCTTTTTTTCCTAGTCTTTTATTTCTTTCAAAATAAAGCACTTTTTTACCAATGTATCTTACGTCTGTTGGTTTATATATTACTTCATATATAAACCCGTAAGTACCTTCTGGCATATCCTTTATTGATGTTATAACCCTTCCTTGGTGTGTCCAAGTAGCGGTTGTAGGCATGTTTACCATGTATCAAAATTAACTACGAATGTTGTATCCACATATAATGAAATAGGTATGGGTTGTGATAATTTACCTACTGCTACTAATTGGTAGCTTTCATTATAAAGCCCTATGGTAGTTACATAAGGGCTAAAATATGATCCTGTTGCAAAATCATAATATGTTTCATTTGTATTTTCTGTTCCTAAATTTGTAACATCAGCTAATGTTAACTGAAATGAAATTACTCCAACCCCACCAGTTGATGATAAATTTATACCAGTTGGAGTATTCGGAACATATCCTTTACCTGTTTTTACTACTGTTATATCTGATACAGTACCATCTGATGCTATTGTTACATTTACAGAACCACCAGTTCCTGGTTGTGCTGTAGTTGGTGCTAAATCTATTTCGTATACACCAGGTGAACCAGCATCATTATAATTTGATAATTCAATTGATCCTGACAATTGGTTTGGGGTTTTATTTAATTCTCCTAAAGGTCTTAACGCTGATGGATTTGTAGTGTATGAATATTCATTATCTCTTACAACACATTTATATTGATTTTCTCTAATTTGTATTGAAGATGAAAATTGTATTGATGATGAATATACATTATTATTAAAAATTCCAGTAAGTCCCATCTGTTTTGGAAAGTCGGATAAAGAACCACTATCAGGTCCCGTGAATACTGCTATTCCTTGTGAGTAAAATATATCACCTACTTTTTCTTGTAATGTTGGATCTGATACTCCTGGTCTAGCTTCTCCACTATTATAAGTAACCATTAAATTACCTTCACCATCATCTGTAACTAAACTTCTTGTAAAATTTTGGGATGATGTATATTCAAATTGAAAGCAAGTGGGTGGGATTTGTTCACCAAATAGTTTTGATGGAATAGATATTACTGATGGTCCTAAAGTATTTCCAGATTGATCGTTTGGAAATTGTGAAAAATATCTAGATTGTGATAGTGATGTTTGTAAATAATTTTCATATCTTGGGCCTGTTATAATTCCAACTTGTTGATTATAAGCCTCAGAAGCACCAGGAAATAAACTTGATGTTGAAACTTCATCTCCAGTCGAAGATGTTAAATAATTACTATAATATAGCTGTTTTATACTATTAAATACTAATACACCATCTGTTACAGTCGTAAATCCTGATGGGTAAGAACCTGATGTGTAAGGACCTTGTACTGTTTGATAGTATTCTATCCCAACATCAGATGCTGTTACTTCATAACCACTATATGCGAATCTTTTATTGGCATTAAACGGGGCTACAACTACTTGGTTTGTATTAAATTGTTTAAATACAGCCATTCCATTTTAAAAATCTAATTTAACTCTTACAAGAAGTTCTTTAGTAAAGTCTTTTTCTAATGGTCTTGATAATTTAGCTACTGCTAATAATTCTTGAGCATCATTATATAATCCTACTGTTGTAATAAAAGTTGTTGGGTTATCAATAAAAGAATCATATACTAAAGCACCTGTTGAAGATGAAATAAATGAGGGATTAGATGAATAATTATATTCACTATTCTTTGCTCTACAGAAATAAAAATCAGATGATAAGTCTTCTTTAGAGTTAAGAGTAAATCCTTTAGTATTATTATTTTGATTACCAGATCTTCTTAGAGCATCAATTAATCTAAATGGATTATTACCTAAGGTATCATATGAACGACTAGTTGCTAATTCTAAACCACCATCAGCTTTTAAACCATCTAAAGCTTCTCCATTTAATAATAATAAATCTACATCCGGTAAAACCCAACCATATGATCCTGAGTTAGCTGTCCAACCATCTGTATTAACAGTTTGATTAACAACTCCTGCTGATCCTGATACTATTTGATAAACCCTACCTGCATCAGTAAACGTTACAGTTGTTGAAGCTTTACTATCATCTGTTAAAGTTAATTCATTATTAACTTGTGTACCTGATATATTTAATGTCCATGTTCCAGGTAAAATTTCTTGTTTATATCTTGCTCTTTCTATTGGTAAAGCGTAAAAGTATGAAGATGATTGATTACCAAATACAAAAGTACCATTTTCATCTCCTAATACTAAATTTCTATACTGACCATAATTAGTTCTTGTAGGTGTAGATCCTGTTACTAAATTATTTAAAAATTCACTACCACTACCAACTGAGTCACAATAAGCTACATCAAATTGTACTTCAGCACTTACTTCTGTTGATGCTGTTTGGTATACAGTTATGTAATATTGAGATGCATTACTTGAAGCTTGAACTGAACTTGAAAAAAAAGTTTTTAATGTTGGATTATTGCCACTCCACATTGCTGCTGTTACAGCATCAGTAGTAAGTACTTTATCATCTGCTGTTAGAGTAACATATGCTCCTTTTACTTGTTGTGTTGATGTATCTGCCATAATTTATTATTTATTAAGATGTAAAAGTTGTTCTTGTTACAAAAACTGGGATTTGTACTCTTGCTCCACTATCTAATCCAACAACAATTAAAGTAGCATATAATGTAGTACCTGTACCAAATATTACATTATTTCCTGTTGGAGTTAATGTACAAGAGGTACCTATTACTGTTAGTGAGGTAGAAGTACCATTTGTTATAGTTTGATTATTATTTTGAATAGCTAAACTATCTGCTGCTTTAGTAGCAATTCCTGTACCTACAAATCCATTATTTGTTACAATCCTAGCATCTGAAAGAGTAAATGAATATCCTGATGGTTCAGTTTGTGTTCCACTTAAGTAATTTAAAGTGTTTGGAGTAATAGTAATCGGTGATAATTGTGGCTGTTTAATTGATGGAGGTATACCTGCTATAATAGGCATTACTTGAGTTCCTCTATTTAAAGTTACCAATTTATATTTCATCATTTGATTTTCATCCGGAAATGCTTCTAATAAAGGCATGTTTTCAATTGCTTCTCCATAATAAGCTGATCCAGATGGGTGGTTTGGATTATATAATGTATAATCTACCTCATCATCTGATAATGCAAATTGTGTAATATTGAAAGATCCGTCACCTGCTGCTAATAATTCTCTTCCTTTTTTGGTCAAAATAGCATCTACAGTTATGACTTGATTATTTAAATATCCCATTTTATTGTATTTTAGTTATAAATATATAATTTTTTTGTTTTTATTCCAAATTATGTTGTACTTTCTGTTCCTGATGTAAATGCTGATTTAGCTCTTAAATCATTAATAATATTTAAAGCATTATCTTTTTGGGTTGTTGATAAATCATCTGGAATTAAAAATCCTCCACCTGTTAAAGTATCATTACCTTTTGATCCTGAAGGTGGTGAGACTTGGTAAGCCATAATAGATGTTTCATCTTCTATTTGTCGTCTAATAGTATACTTAAGAACTTCAAATTCATTTAGTCCAGCAAGAACTTCAAATGGATCTCTATCAGTTTTTAAGAATGTAGGATATCTTACAGCAAATGTACCTGCTCCGAAACATTGAGTTGCAAGTGCACCACCTGAACAAACTGAAGTTGGGGTTAAAGTACACACTGCAAACTGGTTATCTGATCCTGTATCTGATACTAAAACTGATGTACCCCCACTAGAATCAATTTCACATTTCATATTTGCTACTTGAATTTTTAATGTAACAGGAGCAACTATACCAATTCCTGATAATTGTGTAGTTGAGAGAGTAATAGTATCCCCAACTGCATAATTTGCATCTTGCGTTTGACCTACACCACCTGTACCACCACCATCAGTTATGTAAGCAGCAGTTATATAAGTACCATTTGAAGAAAATACTGCTTTAGCTCCCCCAGTTCCTATTGGAATATTATTAACTGATGCATTATTAGTAGCTGTTATATTCATTGATGCTATACTTTGTCCACCTGTGCCATACAATGTTCCTACAGGTTCATTGTTAGTAGCAGCATTGTTACCTCCATTATTTCCCGTTGCTAATGTTAATAATTCTAAAGAACTAGAATAATAATAGGGTTGAACATCCATTACTGTAAAATCTTCAATAAAATCTACAGAATCTTTTGTAGTTTCTGGGTTAATTTGTTTTGTACCTTCAGCTCTAATAACATCACCTCTTTGAATTAAGAAAGGAGTATTAGTATCTTCGTATTCTATCATTTTAGATCCTGATGGTGACCAACTATAATAATTTTTTCTATTTCTTCTATCTTGACCTATTGCTGTCCAAGCTGGGGTACTATATCCAGTAAATGTACTAAGATATGGTTGAATATAACACTGAGGTAATGGTGCTTGCCAACCTTCAGCAATAGATGAATTATATGTGTGGAATACTGCTAATTGAGGTCCACTTATTTCTAAGTAGTTGTTAGTGTTATTAAATTTTGAATTAAATGCTGGACTTACTCTACCAAAATCTACTACAGGTGATGCACTACCACTTAATAAAAATCCTGTACTTGTTATTGTACTTACAGGACTTGTATCAAAGTCATTAATTGTATTAGTTTTAGCTACTAATTGAATATTAGGAATAGCTGCAAGTGGGGGTGGTTTAACATCTGTTGATCCTGTTTCTTGTCCTAAATAATTATAAGACCATGAAGGTGCAATATCTAATCTTGTTTGGGCATTTCCATTTATTGTTAAATATT